TGGCCAGCTAAGGCCCGGGCGGTCTGAACTGCTGGTGACGTTGTTTTGGCTGGGGCTACAGAGGATCTAGGGGGCAGAGTGACCATTTCTGGGCCTTCCTCTCCCACAAGAGCCATTCCCCCTGAGTAGTTGTGTGCGCCTTCGGCCATGGCAGGGACAGTCATGCCGTCCAACCAGCCGGGAGTAGAAATTGGTCCTGGGATGTTAACGCCAGGAATCCTGTTGCCTTTCTCAATCAGCCAGTTCAGGCTAGAGATGGCCAACTTTACGCCGGTCCGGAATGGCCATGTAAGGACATTGAACAAAGTTGTAGCCGCTATCTTAAACATGCTAACAACTGAATCCCAGTGGCTATATAACAGATAGAAAGCGGCGCCTACGGCTGCTACAGCAGCTACAATCGCAAGAATTGGTATGACAACGGCGCCGGCGGCAACATTGAAGCCCATCGCGGCAAGCATCGCTATACCATAGGATGCGGCAGTCGTAACCAAGGGAGTGTTCATAAGCCACATAGACGCGGCCCGGAGCTTGTCTGCTGCAATGAGACCATAGATATAGAGAGTCTCTGCTTTGTCAATTGCGATGGATTTGAGCTTCAAAACGTTCATAGCCGCTGTCTTGATATTCAAGAAGCCAATGCCTAGTGTCTTTGCGGCAACTGCCATTTGTGCAGCGAACATGGCTGCTTTCATTGCGCCTAGGATATAAATTGTTTTTTGACCGTGGTCTACGACAAATGGAAGAATGTAGTCGATTATGAGCGTTCTGAAATTCTCTATCAGCGGCTGCATATCCTCAGTCAGGCCGGCAATGGCGGTGTGCATCAAATCCATTGTGGAGGCGGTGGAAATGGCTGCTTGGTTCAAATCTTCTTGTGTGTAAGCTTGCGCTTCTGTCGACGTAGCGAGTGTATCCATATCACCGGACATCGCCCGGGCTAATTCATCTACATCTGCGAATCCGCCGGCTGCAGCAATTGCCTGTTTTTCATAATACTCCATGTCCTGAAATGCGCGGCCAGAGTCATGAATAGCATCCGTAATCATTTGCATTCGCTTGGCTGGATCTGTCTCTGCCATAAGATCCATTGCATTGACGAAATCTCCGCCCAACATCGCGTTCAAGGAACCTACTCTATCGGCGGCGCTCTCAAAGGTATCAAATTGCTGTGTAAAGTCAATAATTCTGCCCATTTCCATGCCTGTCGCTTTGGCAGCTTTAGCAACGTTTTTGAACATTCTTTCGGCGCCGTATCCAAACTTTGCCAACATTGGGCCGGCCTTGCTGAACTCTTCCGACATCTGCTCGGGTGCAACACCTAGCTCTCTTGAGAAGAATAGAAGATCCTCTTGTGTACGGGCTGCTTGATCAGCTGTTTGGCCCATAGCTTTCATCGAAACTTCCAAGCCGGCCGCAAAGTTCTGAGATGTGATTCCTGCTTGATCCAACAGCGCTGCGCGTGAAATTAGATCCGCTTGCATAGCTGGTCCCAACTCAGTAAACTGGCTGGTTGACTGAAAGAGTGCTTGTGCGGCTTCGCCGGCTTGTTCGGCGGACACCGCATATGCAACGTTGTCCCTGTATGCCCGATTGATAGCCTCGTCATAATCGTCAAGACCGCCGGTGAGCTTACGCATTGCGGCTTGCTGGGTATCCATTGAGAAAGCCAGTTCGATACCTTTCATCAAAAGGCCAGTAATTCCTTCTGTTAATTTTGCCTGTGTAGCATCCAAAGCTGCAGCTTGATTTTTTGCGTTCCCAAGCTCTTCGGCGAGGCCGCGGACGACACCTGTAAGGGCATCTCCTTGCACAATTGCAGATGCAAATTGGCCGGCGATTCCGAGTTCCTCACCGATGCCGGCAAGACCCTTAATTGTTTTGGAAAGGTCACCAACGAGGGCAGAGGAGGCCTCTAGCTGATGAATCTGGGCTGCGTATGTCTCATTCTGTTCCTTTTGAGCTTCGATCAATTCTTGGTGCTTTGCAACCATCTCATCGGTGAGCGAGCCTTCTTGTCGATGCAGATCCAGAGACTTTTGGCTTAAAGTAACTTCCTCTTGCAGAAGTTTGAGGCGGCCTTGGGCGGCACCCAAGGCATAGTCAGACTTGATTTGCATATCAGAGGTCTTCTGCGCGATGGCCTCATAAATCGCAACTTCCTTGGTGAGGTTTTCAACGCTCATCTCCGACATGTCGGCCATGCCAGACAAATTCTTTGAGATCTTATTTGTTTCGCCAGTGATGCTCTTAAAGGTCTTGTTAAGTACCCTTGTGTTTTCCTGAAGGGACTTATTGATTGCCTCTAGAGCTTTCGCCGTGGCTAGTGCCGCTGCATCATCTTTTCTAGCCATTTTTCATTATACCTCAAAGGGCCACTTTACGCCCGTTTTTCGCTCAAAATCGGACACTCTGCCTTTTAAAATAGATTTGCTTCGGATGGATCGAGGATTGTCTAGACCGTAATCGCGCAAGGTTGTCAGATAATCGCGTTCTCCACCAAGGGCCTTCGCAAATGCACGAAGTTCTCCTGGGGTGCCTTTGACTTTTGCGCGTGCCGGGCTGCCGTCGAACATTCTACTTAGCAGGCCTTTAACGATAAATCCAAAAGCACGGAGAAAGCTCTCTTTTAGCTCCGGATCACGAAGTGAGTCAAAATCAATCACAACTTCTTCTATGTTATCTTCTGTTAATTCTTTGCGCATGGCGTGAAATTGTCCTTTTTGTAATTATAAATAGTAAATTATAAAAATAAAGCCGGGAGCAATGCTCCCGGCTTTTGTGGCTTATATAGGACTAGCAAATTGTAAGGGTAGGTGTGAGGGGAGAGGCCATTTTTTATTATTATTTATAAGCTTGTTCAGCAGCTTTATTCTCGGCCTCTATCTGTTTTGCTAGTCTTTCTACAAACCACTTTCTAAGTCCTAAGGGTAAACTGTAAGCTTCTGTGAAGCTCCAGCCACCTTTGTATTTAAGAAAGAAGAACTGTTCATAAACGTTCTCCATATACTCATCGGTCAGGCCAAAAAAAGTCCGTCGTAAACGGCACCTCCAGTTCTGACGTATAATCGCACTCTGGGCATTCAAAGGTTTGTGTCATGTCCACGTTCGGGGTAATCGCCTTATACATAGTTCGCAAAAATCGAGAATCTCTTGCCGGCATGTGATCCACAAGATAGGCAAGGTTTTTGGCAGTGCTATCACCGTTCGCAGAAACAATAAAGTTTCTCATCTGCGACGTCAATGTAATTTGATTGTTTACACCAGCTTTTTTATTAATTCTATTATTGCGAGCAAAGCGTTGCTCGTCGCGGCCTGTCATCATCTTTACCTTTACAACTACCTTAGATTGAGGTAGTTCGATGTTGAAGTAAGGGCCTTCACGAGTAACTCCAGGTAGACCGTCTGCGGCCTCTGTTATACCAACTTGCGACAAGTCGAAGGTATTCTCCGAAGCTTCAGCACAATTTGGGCAAGTTACTCTAGTTGTGTATTCGGGGCCATATCCTGAGGCCCGGGCTGCGACGATAATTGCATTCTTGTCACCAATCATCATATCGTCGGGATTAATTCTTTTATCAACCAAGAGATTGTTGATCATCTTATCTAAAGCAACGCCCTTTTTAAGGAGTGCTCTTGAAGTAAGAATATCTTCATCTTTGGCTGTCATTTGTCGAATCTCCACCGTCTCCACACCATTTAGAATGTGACCTTCCGGGTAAAAGTCCCCTCTAGAGGGCAGCTCTACATACTCCGTAGGTGCAACAAACGAGAAAGGCGAACCAGACTCGGGTACCGTAGCGCTATTTAATGCTGCTGTGGGGGTTTCAGTGGATGCATCTTGTGTTGCGCCCGTTGTTGGCGTCAACCGATCATCATTATTTCTTGACAAAAATCACCTCTCTTTTCATTTGTAATCGTTAGTTGTCAATGTGGTTAAAATTTGAATATCCGTTCTTATTCTTAGGCGAAGGGATCAGAACCATCAGATCCGCCGGGTTGCCAGAATTTCTTACCAGTGCTTGTGCCGTCAGTGCCGCTATACGTACTTCCGTTGTCTGTCATGGACTCCATTGAGGCCCAATCATACTGGAATTCAAGCTCAAGTTCCGTGAGTTCTTCTGAGCTGTAATCGAGCGAACCATAGGTTACTTTCGATACCCATGCATTGTGTAGCGTCCACTGCTCAATCGGATCACCATTGGCGTCGATTTGAGTGATCACAACAGTTTCTAGAGCGACTGTTGCAAGGCGCTTGGAGACAGAAGTCATGTCGTCAGCGTGTGAAGGAGGATGATAACCAGAGGCTGTGATAATATCAGAAAATGTTGCGGCCATATCTGGATTTGTAGGGTCTACAAGCTTCATGCTAACTGGCTGCCATGTTGTCTTGCCGGGGAACTTGAACTTATGGTTTAAGTAGTCATGTTCCGTGGTTCCAATCTCAAAACTAGGCTTATCTACCGTTTTGGCGTACCACATGTACTTACCATCGCCGGAGCCACCTACTGTTCCAACCATAACGTGGAACCTAAACCCTCTTTTCGGGTCGCGACCTAATGCGTCGTTCTTGCTTGTCCAAAATGCCATTTTAGTTTGTCTCCTTACAATTATATAGCCTTGCAATCAAATTTGCAGTTTTTTTCTTATCCCTAGTCATCGAAAGATGCGCCGGTGGGCATGATGTTGAAATCGATGGCGATGTATTCAATTGCCCGGGCAGGTTTTAGCATGATCTTCGCATATAGGATGTTTTGATCAATCAAATCCGGGGTCGTTGTTGTTTCATCGAGGATCAACCGGTATTCGGACAATCCGAACTGAGCCTGAGTGGCCGAAAGAATCGGTTCCACAAGGGCCTTGAATCGTAACCATGTCGCCTGTACGTTCTGGTCGAATAGGATCGTTGTGCTCACGCGTGAAATCTCTTTCTTAAGATAAATCATGAGACGACGAACATTAACTCTGTCAAGAGCACTAGGGCTAGCCTGGAGCGTCTTTTGTCCGAAAATAACCAAACCTTCGTTCGGGAACTTCGCAATTGGGTTAATATTCACCTCGTATAGATCATCGCGATCCTTTCTTGAGAGTCTCTGGCGTGCACTGATGACTGGGACACCTGCGGCGCCGTCTGAGAGGCCGCCGCGGTTGAAGCCGGCAGGGGCGAACCAAACGGCACTGGCGCGCTCAGAAGAGGCTAGAGTGCCAAGGGCTGCGACGGAAGGTGGTACCCACACGTTTGCGCCACTGATGGTGTCACGAATCTGGACCCATGGGTAGTAGCAGCAACCATAGCTCGTGTCAAGAAGGCGGCTCTTCATCGATGTGACCGCTTGAGCAACAGAGCCTCGACGGCTAGCATCTGAATCTGTTGTTTCTGTTCTCGGTGTGTAGTCATTTTCGATGTCAATCACAGCAAGAGCATCTCCGCGCTCTTCGCAGACCTCAGTCATGTACTTTGTGAGTCCTGTGGTTTTAAGGCCGGGCATAGAAAGCAAGTTCATCTCGACGAACTCGGGATCTGCAACGGCTGTAATCGCACGGTGGACTGTGTTGTAAGCATAGTTGCTATACTGGTCTCCAGTCGACAACTTCGCGTTGTTAAATGGCTCCATTTCGGTAATATCCAGACCATCGTGTCCGCCATGGAAAACCGTGGTGAAGCGATCATAGCCCATCAGCATTACCTGTGAGAAGGATGCGGATACTGCCGACATCGAGGTGCCTGCAGCACGAGAACCAGAAACGTAGTTTACACACTTACGTGATGTAGAATACACTAGGTCGTCTAGTGAAAACTGGAACGAATGTTCTGTACCAGCCGTGAGACTAGGATCCCAAGAGTTCTTGCTTAAGCCTTCATCAATCGGTAGCAAATAATCAACTGTGCTCTCGTCATAGCTTGTAGAGCCGGAACGGTTTGTACTAACACCGAAGTAAGCGTTAGTCTGATCCGAGAGGCCTCCATCAAGAGAAGAAGAGCGCATCATCAAAGCCGGGAACTGAACAGAGCCTGTGAAATTAATACCTGTCAGGACCTTGTTACCTGTCTTGTTGATAGCATGCGGGATTGCGTTGCCACCTAAGAAGTAGGCGTTCGCTTCTGCTGCTCCGGCGTTACTAGTTGAATCAAAGTGCCGCGGGGTGTCAGAAAGGGTTTGATTGGTGGCAGGGACGAGGACGTAGCCGACAGGGCGTGGGGGCCCGAGCACACCGAAAGGCAATAAAGTGGGTTCGGCGGCGCCGTTAGCGACATTAGCATCCATCTCAACTCGAATATGAGAAGACGCGTTAGGGTTGTCACCATACTCTTTGAATCGAGCATCCGTATCACTCCAGTCCATGTACATATCACCGATTTTCTTGGCAACATAATTTGCAGAATTGGGATCAAGGTTACAGTTACTAAAACGCTCAATAACAAGAACCTTGTTGTCAGTGTCTCTCAACGATCTGAGCACTACTGAGAATGTACCATATGGAGTCACATCTGCGTTCGGTGAGGCTTTGAGATCTTCGATG